TGCCGTTCTGGGGGAACCTTGTGCCAGTTCCCCAAGTGGCACTCAGCAACCCATCCGCTGGCAAAGTGCCTCTAGATTCTTTTCAACTTGCTCGCTGAAAAGGGATTCTTGAATCACCTCCCGAATCTTCAGCAGAGCATAATCATATCCTTCATCATTCGTCAGTTGATTCTGATACTTTTCAGCAGTGGAGTAGCAGTCAAACAGACGCATAGAATCAAAGTTTTCGCCTTCATAATCCCAACCACCAATCACGGCATAAACTTTAGAGATTTGCATTTGCTTGGGTTGCGTGGTATGAATTAATTATAGGGGGTGGGAGGGGCATCCGCTGCCCCCCTTGTGCCACTTGTCAGACCGTCACATCCTCTAGCAAATCAGGATTGTATTCTGTAACCTCAGCAATCAGTTCCTCATCAGAATAGGAGCTCAGATTGTCCTTCAATGTATCATAAACGAAACATTCCAAACATTTCAGGTCCATTGAATCTAGGATCTGCTGAGCATAATCAGCAATCAGAGAATCGCGGTCAAAGTTCATTTCAGGTAAGTTTTGTCGGAGACGTAGTAGTGAATGATGCCGAAGATTTTAATAGTTTTCATCAGTGGTGCAGAGTGATAAGGGCAGAGGCAAACTTGTCATCGTCCAGCATCTCCAACTGGTCATCAGTAAGTGACATTAGCAGGGCGACGATTTCAGCGAATGACATAGTGGGTTCCTTAAGTTCGGGGTAGAGGGTTTCAGTAATCATAGTCACCTTTGAGGTATTCATCAAGGTTGAAATCTTTGGAGTCTTGCATCTCCGGGATGTCAAAGATTTCGCCGGGAGCATCTTGAATCTCAGACCAGAGTTCGTCAGTCATCCCAATTTCCTCAACATTTCATAGTAAATGTTCAACTCTCTTCGCACACTATTCAATTCACTATTCGTTGCACCTTGCGATTGGAGAGTGTTAAACTGTTCGTGCAATTCATCAAGTTTGGATTGAATTGTTTGTGCGTCAGTCATCAGGTGGGGGTGCCTCTCAACTGAACTTAGTATAGGGCACCAGGGGGGCATTGGAAGGGGGTCTGTGCCACCTTGTCAAGCGGCACACTGGAAGCGACCTTGGTTAAAGTTTGCTTTAGAAAAGACCTCACGATTCACCAGTTTGAACATACCAAACTCATTGGTCATGACATAACCTTCGGCATCAATCCTGTCCTGTCCGATGTATGCTGCAGGACCATCATTACGGCACAGGAAGAGGCAATCTTCCTTAATAGTTTTAACCAGCAACCACAAACGAATCAGGTTAGGATCACACTCAAAGTCATCCTCATGAATCCTCATACCCTCACGAATGCGAGCATTAATTTGTTGCTTAATCTTTGCCGCTTCCTTATCAGTTGCAAAGCGGGCAGTGGTTGCAACTTGGCGGGCGAACTTACACACGTCCTCAACATCAGCAAAGGATTCCTGATTGTGCAGGATGTATGCATTGGGTTTGACAAACTTAACCGTTTCGGTATCATTCCAGATTGCACGATCAGGGTATGCCACGGCATTACGAAGATCGTTCTCAGCGTAATAGCAAGTGTGAGGAGCGATGATGATAATTTGCTCCACAATCTCCGGGAACTGATACGTAATCAGGTTGGAAGTGTATTCATCAGATCCACCGAAACCGATGAAGTCTGCCTGATAGATTGTCTCAGTACGGGGCAGATAATCAAAGCACGTATGAAGAATGTCTGCCACGTTGCCCTGATAGAAGAGATCAATCTCCTCATGATTGTGGGCGATACGAATCTTTTTCTTGTTAAATACTGCCTTGGTTCCTACAAAGAACGTACCGGTTGCAGGATCAATTCCCCACACAATAGCAGGAGCACCATCAATCTTGACACTCAAAGTTCCAGGGGTCACGAACCAATCCAGAACGGAAAGGTCTCCCGTCAGGATGGTATCTTCGGCGTGTTCGAGGTGGGTGTTTTTCATGTCTTTAGTATGGCACGGGATCGGGGGGAATGGGGGAACCGTGTGCCAGTTCTTCAAGTGTCCTTCTTCTTCAATTTGAGTGGTGGTAGTCCTTTTGGTTTGTTTCGGTTCTCATAAAGAGTTCCACCCAACCAAAAAACACCAGGAGCAACTTCTATTTCTTTTGAGAATAAGAACTTGATGATTTTGAGTAGAGTTTTAGTCATTTCTCATTTGCTCCAGAACATTAATGAATTGAGAAATACAATTTTTTGGAATACTAAAAGAACTTCCTTGTTTGGTTTCAACACCCTTAATCTCTTCATAATACTCAATTTCAATACATCCTTCACCATCATCAGTGAATTGGTAGAACCAACCATCCTCGTGGTGAATACGAATTTCTTTGGTGATTTGGTAGTCCATCAGGTTTCTGTGTGTATGAGTGTATTATAAGGCATCACAGGGGCATTTGGAGTGTCCCTGTGCCAGTTCAAAAGGTGTCCCAGACCTCAAAGGTAATTCTTTGTGTGCGAGTTTGCTGGTCTATATCCATATTCATAGAATATATTTGTGCTTGTTTGTTTTTTACCTTTTCAGCAATCTGTAAGAAACTATCATTCAAACTCTCATTATCATAAGAAGTGAGTTTTGTGATTGGAATAGTAGAAGTATCCCGAAGTTCTTTCAGTTTTTCTGTGTGTGTCTTTTGTAGTTTTGGTTCTTCTTTCTTTCCGTAGAGTTCTTCATATTTTTGTAAGAGAGGATTAGTCATAATACCTCACAAAGACCTTGAATACTATACCTTGTAATAAATCCTTTGGTTGTATATTTTACCTTATAATTCTCAATAAACTCTTTTGCTTCTTCTTTGGTCTCAAATGTGCCGAAGTTGCGATAGAATAACTCACCACCAGTATAAGTTCTCACAATCCACTTATGAGAGTGCTCTGGGTAAGTGTCGTTTTCTTCTATGTGTTTATAGTATTCTTCACGGTTCATTTTTCCTCCATCGGTATTAGTCACCATTCCAAAATAACATCAACATAAAAACCAAGTTTGTCTTTGAGACATTCTACCATATATTCCTGGAGTTCGTAAGCAGTTGGAGAACATTCCTCAATCAACACACTATAAGTTTCTTCACCATCCAAGTTAAGATTATAAGAAACATCCCTTACATACAAATCAGCATAATTCACTCCTGCAAATGTTTCTGTGGAGTTCTTATGAGTTTTAAGAATTGCATCTGCGACTGCTTTGATTGTTTTGATTTTAATTTTGATAGTGTCAGTCATCATTTTGGTTGCTTATGAGTGTATCATACCAGAAAGGGCACCTGTTTTCAAGTGCCCCTGTTCCAGTTTGTGAAGTGTCCCTCATAATACCTCATCATCCACCCAAAAGAAACCAAGACAAGTTTTCATAAAGAACTTCACAATCATATTCGGTTTATCAGGCATATAATACCTGAAATATCGTTGATTTCCCATAGTATAATAACCTTTATGATTACTTCCCTGTTTGATTACAAACCCAGTTTGTATATAAGAAGAAGCATTCACACTCAATCCATCTCCAACAGTAAAAAGAAGTTTTGATGGGAAGTTTCCATTCTTCTTCGCATACTCAAAGTTCTCATTAATCCTATCAAACTCTTTGTTGTATCTTTTTTCAGCACCCTCTTTGGAATACGCAAACTTCCACTTTGTTGTCTCAATCAGTTTATCAATCTTCTCATCAAGTTCTTGTGAGATTTCTTCCAGAGTTTTGGGTTCAGGTGGAATATCAAGATAATATTTTATTATATCAAAATACTCAAACTCTTCTGTGTAATAAAAATTACTAAACAAATACGGGAGAAGTTCTCTCCGTGCTGATGCTAATTTCTCTGGATTTAGTTTGTATCCTGTTGTTCCAATCATTTCAGTTTCCTCAAAATCGTGGTGGTTTCTTCCTGCCAGAGTTTTGGTTTCTTACCCTCTTCCAGTTTCCTATCATACCACTCTTCTGCCATCGTGAGTGTGGGAAAGTATCCTTCTTTACGATTGCGTTGAGTTTCTGATTTCCAAGTGAGATAGTATCTGATTTTAGTCATTTCTTAAAATCCCATTTGCTATTGAAGAACACTTTAGTCCAAAATCTAATCCATCGGTTTGGTATTGGAAAACTATTACTTCTATGAAATGAGATTACCAGTTGTTTCTGCCCGAACATATCAAATTCACAAATCACTTCTGGTTGATGAATAGTCATCGTCGTATAAGGATACGGCAGATTATCCGCAGAAGGTTTTACTGGTTGTCCTATGTTATACTCCATCGCATCAACATCCCAAGGAGATGAGATATTCTTTTCAGGTTTCCAATCATTATTCACAACTTTTCAATCTCCTCACATAATTCTAATAAATCAGGACAAGAAATAAAGGCAGGATGAGTAGCAGAACATTGTTGGAGTTG